TGCACCATCATGGTAAATCTCTAAGTCACCACCAGTACCAAACTTAGCCTTAACTCCATCACCATGTAGCGTATCGCCTGTCATCGTGCCGCCAGCTTTAGGCAAGGCAGCACCTGCTGTAGTCGTAGTAGACGTAAGCACAGCATCACGAGCAGAGATATCTACGCCGTCTACAGTGCTAGTCGTTGTGATTGGCCCAGTAACAGCTCCACCCGCTTTAGGTAAAGCAGCGTTAGCTACAAGAACAGTAGCAGCCAAACCGTCAGCGTTAACCTTCATCTGCGCGTCTACTAAGTCTAAGTCTGTATTGACCTTAGTTCCCCACGTATCTTCTGAGGCGCCTACTTCTGGTTTAGTTAAACCATAGTTAGTTGTAGTTGTATCTGCCATTGTGCTGTCCTATTCGTTAATCTGATTGCATTATACTATAAATTAGCCCAGTTCGCGCTATCATTAGGCAGCGCACCCCAAACAGCAGAATCTATAGGTAAGTCTGTGTAATCTTGTGAGTCTACAGCGCTTGCTACCCATGTAGCAGAGTCTATAGGCAAGTCTATGTAGGTTGCATCATCAGCAGGTATCGGGATGTATTTAAGCCTACCTGTGGCTGTCATACCTGATACTGAGCTAATAACCGCCAAGCTACTAAGGGTAGCTGATCCGTTAGCTGTAACGCTAGACTCTGCCGTAATGCTAGCAGCGCCTGAAATAACCATAGCGCCCTTAGCTGCAATAGTTGACACTTCGTCAACCTGTACAGAGCCTTGAGCGATACGAATACCACTAGCAGCAACTACACTTGGATTCACAATAGAGGCAATGCCACCAGCTACCAGACTGCCATTAGCTGTAGCCGTAGAAACAGAGTCTATAGAGACGGATGCCTGATAAACTATCTGACCTGACGCTACAACTGTAGATGATGCCGATATAATAGCCTCAGCCTCACGTACTCGTTGAGCATTGGCTGTTAAGGCAGATGTAGCATTAATCGATGCAATAGCGTCTACATAGGCTGCTTGCCCATATATATTAACGCCAAAGTTAGCTGCACCATAACCATTCATACTATGAAAGCGTTATATCGAACTCGCCCGCTTGGAATCGGAATACATCACCATCACCGATAAGCTTGCTAGTGGTCAAAGCAGACTGAGCCAGCATATTACCGCCAGTAGCAGCATCTAATACGGCTGTATGGGTGATTGTTCCCCAGCTAGTAGAGGCTGTTGGGAACTCTACAGCAGATGTATTATCAATCGCACCAGAGGCAGCAGCATCAAATGTCATTGCCTGACGGGTGTATGAGCCGCCTGAGACTTCTGTGCCAGTACCGCCAACGCCAGTAGCTGTTGTATAAAGACCTATGTAAACGGTTGCAGGGGCTGTATAGGCCGTATTGCGAAACGCATGGTCTAGTAGTTCATTTTGTAGGAATGTAGTAAATGCCATGTTAATAAGCCTTAATGTTTAAGCGCAAGCCTGAGCCACTCGCGGTAGATTTACTGCTTGCGTCATTAACACGCTCTACAGCCGATGTGTACAAAGCAGCCCATGTCTGAGCGCGTTCGTCTTCTTTTAGGAATGGAGCTGAGTGAATTAAAGCACCATACAAGTAAATGTCTGGGTAATGAGTTAACAGCCAGTTAGTCGTGGCTGAATCAGATAGCGCAGGAACCTTCGCATAGTACAGCAAGATAGAACTATACGAGCCGTCTGGAGTGGGGAATACCTCAAACTGGCCCGCATTATGCCCATAGTAAGCTGGAATACCTGTAGCATCTACCTGCTCTGCTCGCATACGCTGCATTTCTGCTCGTGGCAAGTAGCGCACATCAGTAGTGCCTGCATTGTCTAAATGAAAGCGTATAGTCGATAGCCAATCACTAGGAATACCCGTGAACTGACCATCAAGAGTAGTCTCTGCGCGTGTCTCCATACGCCAATGACGAAGCTCGTTACTGATAGACGACTCTGCCAAGGCAATGAAATCTGGAATGTTAGCTGTCAGATCATCGCGGTTTAACCAACCAGCAATTGAAGTCTTCAGCTCATCGTATGTTGAAATTGCCATTAAAATACCCTGTAGTTTCCAGTATTATACCTTAAAGATCACCAGACGACACTTCTTGATCTTCGCCCAATATGCCGTACCCTAATAGACCAGCGCCACCCAATACTGCTGGGTTAGTAAACATCTGAGACTTAAATTTATCACGCGCTGCTGTTCGACTAGCTTCATCTTTATACTTCTTAACCTTAATACCGAAACTCTCAAGCAGGCCAAGCGTTTTTTTATCCGTTCCTTGCGGTACTATAGCGCCCGCAAATTCATTAAAATCTACCACTCTCTTAGGCTTTGATTCAAAGTATTCAGTAGGCCCGCCACGAAGCATATCTTTATAGTCGTTTAGCTCTTTAACTAATTCCTTGCTAGGGTCAAACCCTACTTCAGCGGCAGCGGCTCTAACACCTTTAGTTTCACTTAACCTAACAAATTCTCTAAATTCATCTTCATAGTGCATACTATCTGACTGATATTTGTAACTATCCTTAAATGCCTCTGATAGATCATCTAGCATCATACCGCTAGTCTGCTTGAATTTAGCCATGCCGTCTGATGACACAAGCCTATCCTTAATATCTCGCATTCCCTGCAAGCCTTTGAACTGCTCTGTGGTTGCAGCTCTTACAGCACCAGCCGAACCAGTAGACATACCGCCCTCTTGATTCCTTCCTGAAGACCGCTTCATAAAGCTTGCTATCTCGTCAGCATCGTATGGCTTTAGCCTTGCGCCTGTTGTGTAATAGTCCCTATTAGGGTTTGAGATAAAGTATTCTTCTGGTTCAAATATCTCATCTACCTTGCTCTTGCTCCAAGACTCCAACTCACCACTATTCCTAGCCTTGTCTATAGCTTTTTGCTCAAAAACACGCTTTTTCTTTAATCCAACTGGGCCAAGACTACCTTTGTAAGAAATACCACTCTCTTCTAAGTATAAACTTCCAGCCCTATTCTCAAAGAAGTCGGAAACCTGTCTGTATTTAGATGGGTTTGCTTGGCCTTTGCTTTCTAAGTCCCATATATTAGATGACACTTCACTTGTATACACGCCTAGCTCTTTAAGTTTATCTTCATACTTATCGCTAAAATCTTTACCTGCGCCTTTCCTAGCGACTCTAACAGGTTGTGGTGCGCGTACAGTATAAGCGTCAGCACTAAATGCTTGATTAAGTTTTGAGCTTTTGGGGTCGAAATTAGACGGCTTTCCAATTAATGTTATATCACCAAAGCTATTAAAGGGAATATCTTTCTGCGTAACAGCAATAGAAGGCATTGGCATACCACCCATACCCTGCTGTCTAGTAATTTTGTCAGCACTAGTATTGTGCAAAAACATTAGATCTTTAATATAATCAGCAGTATTTCCACCCGCCTTCTTTACGGCAGCTCCCATAGCCATCTTACCACCGCCTGTAGCCATATCTAATAGGTCTAGCTCTGGCGATACAGTTAGCAATCCTTGTGCGGATGGATTCTTCTGATAATAAGGCACTGGGTTACTAACTCGCTTTAAGTATTCAGCCTCTGCTGCCTGCATCTGACCAAGCAAGCCCTGTTGACCTAAAGCCATATTAGGCCGGTCAGGAAGCAAGCCAGCACCAATAGAGCCAGCCTTCTTGTAGTCTTGGCTTTGCTGCCAGTAGTCGCTAAGTAAACCCATAACCAAACCCTATAATAAATATAGCCCGATTATATCACAACTAAGCCATACCTTTAAGCCCACGTTTCAAGGCTCCACGATGCTTCTTCTTGCCGCGTCCTAGATCACCAGCAGCGAATGCTTGGGCCATCTGCCTAAGCGCGTCAGCAGCTTCTGAATGGCCTTCAGACTTGTCTGGTATATGCGACCAGCGTTGCTCACTATTTGACCACTTGCGACGATAGGATTTGAGATGATCTAAACCCTTAGCGCATTTAACCTCATCGATGTAAAGGTAAGGGAACATGTCTGACGTTTGCTGTATTCCCCACAGTAGATCCTGAATGCGTGGGACGATACGCCAGTTAGATGATGGCATTAATTCTTTAAGCATCTGCTTTGGTGACTTGTTAGTAACCTGACCTTGGCGCTTATGATCAGCATCATGTGGCAGATACATATCCTCAAACACCATATCAAGCGATTTAATCCATTTCACCGCGTGGCTGTATGATTCGCCCCATGCTTCATAGAAGTCTATTAGACGGAACTCTAACCCTACCTGTTGCACTACCCATATTGCACAGCCATCACTAGCGCCAATGTCCCAGAATGTCATACATGGATGAGCTTCTACTACTGGCAGCTTGCCTACCCTGCCATCAGCTTTAGCGGCATTGATTTCACGCAGCCAAAAAGCACCTTCTGGGAACTCTAAGAAGTCACCCTCCCATACATGACCATAAGTATCAGGACGTAGCTCTAGGTCTTCTAGGCGCTGGTTAGTAAGTACCTCTGGCATCCACGGATTATCCTGCCAGTTAATGTCTGTGATCTTGCAGGTTTCTGGTGTGTTGATTCTGAACCGCTTATGAGTAGCTGAGTCCTTAGACTGAGGGTTCCAGATTACCCAGCACTCTGAGTTCTCTTCACGGATAGATGGCAACAGCTTCATGTAGGCTTCTTCGCTCACAGTCTCAGCTTCATCAATGAACGCCAGTATGATACGGGCCTTTGACTTAATGCTGTCTATGTTGCGTGTTAAGCCTGCGAAGCTGTAGTTGATCCTACCATCCTTGCTGCGTATGTAATGGTCGCCGCAATCGTAGTAGTCGTTAAGGAATGGCACTGCTTGGATGGCGCTTTTAATCTCTGCGAATGAGCTTTCACTTAGGCTGTTCATGTACTGGCGTAAGCATAGGATCTGACCTGTACGCCCACTCTTGCCAAACTTGTAACCCCATACAGCAGTCATCATAGCAAAGGCACGAGACTTAGCACCACCACGACCGCCATAAGCTGCCCTGTAACGTGCTTCACCTTGGAATATTGGTACTAGCTTAGGTGGTAGCTCTATGTCTACTTTAGACACTACAGCTCACCAAATTCTTTAGCCACTAGTTGTATTACTGTAGGTGCAGACATTGAGCCATCACTACTTGTCTGGTCTACTACCGACTTATCAGACAGTCCATGCTTACCCATTAATAGCTTCACTAGGTTAGCGTTCATATCGCCTCCTAAGCCGCCATCCATCGCTACTGCAAACTGTGTTAATTTCACACGCGCTAATATATCCGAAAACTCTTCGTGCTTTTGCGCCCAATCGTATAGCGTAGATTCACTTATGTTTAAATGCAGGCACAAATCCTGATTACTAGGAATTAATCGTGTGTATTGTAGTAAGTAACCATTAGCTTTCTCTAATAGTTCATCTGAATACTTCGTAGGTCGTGCCATGTCTGTCTCCGCTTTGGGGTGGACGTTAACTTAATGGTTCATTATAACACAATACCGTAATTCGTTACGATATCATCGTAATTAGTTGATGGTTTCTAGTACAAGCTAGGTGGGCTTCAACGTGACCATCACACGTTCTCATAACGGCTTACCCACTAGCCTACTCGTCTTTCCGTAGTGTCATTTAATAGTGGCGGTGGCAATACATCACCGCTTTTTAGGTTCTTCGTTACGCTGTCTATTCAGCATCATTGATAACGGGCTTCTACTAATACCCGTACCTCGCAGCAATCACTATAAAATCTATCCTATCATCTCCAGATACTCTTCTAACGTCATACCTAATGACTTAGCCGTCTTGATATCGTCTACACCTGTTCTGGCGGACGTTATCTGCTTGGCTCTAGCGTCCATCCTGTCTTGATTCTTCTTCACTATCTCTTCAGCTTCTTCTTTTGAATAGTAAGTTGATCGGTAATGCTCGTTACTCATCCCAATATTCCATCAATGAACCATAACCAGCACACTACCCCAATTATAACGCCTAAGCAACTAAGCGTCCTTGTGGTGTTATCACGCTTATCAATCTTTTCAACCAGCTTACTGGGGTTTATACGATCTCTAAAAGGGTATCTGTTCACAAGCCATCTCCCTAGCAAAGTCTGGATAGTTTTCAACAAGCAGTGTTAACTCATCATCAGTCAAAGGTCTTCCGTTACTTGCTTCTGCATACAATACATTGGCTTCAGTAAACATTGGATAATCAGTCCACTGTACGCCGCCAATATCTACATTTATTAGTGTGTAAGGATTAAATGCGTCTAACTCAAGTGTCATTAAGTCTAAAATATTCATATGTTGCTCCTATGGGGCCGAAGCCCCTATTGTTGTTAGTTAGACATAAAACCCTGCATGGCGAAGAACCCAAGGTAGCCGCCAAGCCTGTTAACTGCGTTCCAGTTGTTGAATAAAATTACTGGTGAAAAACGACCACTGCTTGGAATGTAAGTAACAACAAACTCCGCTGGGCTAGGCATTCTCTTATCGTCCTCTTGGAACCCGATAGTCTTCAAGTGGTCGGCTGTAATCTTCTCAGCGGCCTTAACTGCGGCCTCGTACTTGGCGTATGTCTTAACACCAGACTTGTTTTCACTAAGGATTCGCTCGATTCGTGCTGTAAGGTTGCGCTCTAACATGGTGGTTCCTTTCGTTTATTTACTTAACTTGCAACTATTGTATAACACTTATGTTTACATGTACAACACTTTTGTTAATTATTTAATGGGGCCATTGCGTTATATCTTTCTTGGGCTAAACGGTATCGTCTAAAGTCAGCGAGTGATGGGTCAGGCATTACCTTCCTGTCAGCCTCATACAAAGCCATTACCAACCTATCCTGTGCAATCAAAGCTTTCTGTGAAGCTGTTGGGCCTTTACGTTCAAAATCTTCTTTCTCAATTAAACCTCGGTCTTCTAGGTTACGCATGATTGAACTGTACGAGCATAGGTATCGGCAATAGACCATCATATTGCCACTGCGCCCAGTCTTGATATGGAACCTGTCATTACCGCCGCAACACGGGCATGGCCCCTTATATTCCCCACCCATTCTTTTTAGACCTAACCCTTCAGAAACGTATTCAATGCTCATGCTGCGTTACTCCGCTTACTGTACCTTATTTGGGTACTTGTTATATATTTTTTAGTCTCATCTGAGATTCCATTCGCCAGCATTTGGGGCTTTATAGCATTAGGCCAAACACCATACCTTTCTTTATACTTGTGGCTTGCCCATCCACCATCCTTGTACCCCTTAGTTCTACTGTACAATAATAGCTCAGAATAAAAAACACTTTTGTTTTCTTTAGTGTGCTTCCTGTTGCGTTGTTCTGGTGACAACTTAGTTAGTATTTCATCCGTAGATTCTAATTGCTCTTTGATAGGTATCTCATAACCACATTTGCAGCGCAAGCCAACCATTTGTTGCGTGCATTGAGGACATTCTTTAACTTTAGCTTCTTTTTTATCTTTGGTTAATTGTTTTTCATTAAACCTTTGCTCGCCATCGTCTAGCTCATCTGGAACCACATCTTCAGCGAATCCATGTCTAGCTACGTTGCCAGCATGATCTAGGTATATCGCTTTATCTTTGCCCTCTGAGGTTCGCATAATGCGGCCTGCACGTTGAACAAACGTAATCAATGACTTAGTGGGAAAGCAATCAATCAGGCACGATACAGTAGGCTCATCGTAACCAGTGTTAAGCAAACGACTGCATGATAGTATTTTGAACTCGCCCCTAGTGTGAGCAGCGTAAATAATATCTCTCTCGAATCCGTCCATGTATCCGTCTATGTGTTCTGATGAGATGCCTGCATTATTGAATGTTTCAACCAGATGCTTTGAATGTTTAATGCTGGGAGCAAAGGCTATAGTCTGCCCATTCTCGCCATGCTCAATCCAGTTCTTTACTATATCACCCACCAGCCCTTTATCTTCTTCTGTAGCTACTGCAAGGCTCTTAGGGTCGTAATCACTGCCGCCAGTAGATAGTTGTTTGGTTTTAACGCCTTTTAAATTCACATTTCGACCACCATAATAGTCAACTGGGCATAAATAATTTTGATCTAGCAATTGCCTTGGGGTAATAGGCACAATCAGGTCATCGTAATGCTTACCTAAGCCTTTAGAATAAGGTGTTGCGCTTAGACCAATAAAGGGTACGTTATTATAAACATTCATTATTTTAGTTAGAGATGCGTAATGCGTTTGGCATTCGTCCACTATAGCTAGGTCAAATTCTGGTATTCGCTGCCGTCTTGCTAGCGTCTGGGTACTTGCTATTTGAATGGGTGCTGAATAGTTGGTTAGCTCATGTTGACCTTGCATTACACCAAATTTTAAACCTAACTCATGGAATGATTCTAAACTCTGAGTAATTAGTTTAATACGGTCACAGATAAATATCACCCGTTTTCCCTTCTTGGCTGCTTCGTTGCAAAGGTATGCTGCTACTCGCGTTTTGCCAAAGCTACATGGTGCTGCAAGTATAGGACGCTTATTGCCCATTCTTAGCGACTGTCTTAGCATCTGTATAGCTTCTTCTTGGTGAGGTCTTAAACTTATCATTATTATTTGCTCCACTTATTTTAGGCAATAGTTGTCATTAGATGGTTTGGGACACCTAGTAAGATATTACTATTAGTCTTGACCATTTAATATGCTATTTGCTAGCCCACTTACCGTAATTTGCATAAACCATTCAACTTCCATGTTGAGCTGGTCAGCTCCCTACTGTGTCCGCTAAGTATGTTTGTACTTCGCCATTGCTGCTGGCTGAAGTCAGTCCCATCAATCCTGTGCGGTAAGTGCTATCCCACTTTTTAAGCCATTGTGGTTGGCATGAGAGTTGTTTTTTATTGTGGCAACACTAAAGAAACCCACATATTATTGCTGGATTCGATGCTGCGAGGAGAGATTATTGCGTTAATATAACGCTAATGGTAAACTAACACCTGTGTTGGCGCTGGTTCTTTTCTGACTCTCGCTGGCTCGAATGAGGCTGTAACCTCTTCACCAACACAATCTATATTACATGAATGGGCCGCCCTAAACAAGCGGCCCTTTTTATTTCTACGACACTACTATCAAATTAAGAGCAATCCAAACACCTAACGCACCACCAGCTATAGAAGTGATAAAGTTAATCACTAAAGTTTTAGCAACCTTTAACTTACTTAATGGCGGCATTACAACCTTATTTATCCTTTCTCTGCCAATTCTTTCGCGCTGCTGTCTGTACTGCTTAACGGTCATTTCTCCTATTGATGCAGGCCTAACTGGCTTTAATGCAGGTTTAACATTAGGCCTTACATAGTTATTTCTTAACTTACTCAGATGAACACTTACACCCTGTGAAGTTCTTCCAAGTTGTTCACCTATAGTAAATGAATCAATACCCATTTCATGCAAATTCTGCGCTTTTTTACTATGCGCCGTAGTCCAAGCTTTGTTTCTATTGTTTTTCATTTTTAATACTCCAGTTATTTATAAAAAATATGTTGGCCAATTTCTAGCACAACGGTCATGTCGTCAGCCCAATATGGGTTAACGTATGTAGCGTGATAATGAGTAGCTCCCTCACTTATGTCTGTAATAGTCCCTGCAAAGATGTGCTTAGATATTAAGACTGACTCCAGCATTGCCTTGCCATCTTGTGGGTTATCGCTTAACCCGTCACAGAACCAACTGTACTGGCAGCGATGTTTTATTGGGTTTACCATATCCCAGCCGTGGTATTTAGATTGATGCACAACACCACATACAGTGTCTGGGTAACGCTTACTAGCCACCCTATTCATGGTGCTAAACCCTACAGCTAATTGACCTGCTAATGGCTCGCCACGGGCCTCATGGTAAATATTCATGGCTAGGCACATTACCGCCGCGCTAATCACTTTGAATCCTTAACTAATAATGAATCACACAAGGTGCAAGACTCAGCTTCTGATTGGGTTAAATTACACTGAACACAGGTGTAGTACGAAGGCCATTCAATGTCATCAACATAGACCCAAGAATCATTAACCATATCAGCCTTAAACCACTGAACATTACCACCAGTGTCTAGCTTTAAGTATGAGTCATCATTGATTACCACAATAACTGCCGTACCACTTTCTAAAACCTTAATATCCTTCATACAAACCCCGTCTTGTTATTTATTAACTTAGGGACATATTAAACACTATTGTTATGGATGTAAACGGTTATGTGCAATAAATATGATTAATTATTGAATTTCTTTTTAAGGCGCAATTTGGCAGTGAATGTTTTTTTAATTCTTCGCAGGTAGGTTATGTCGTGTTTAACGGTATCGTTGTTATGTTCTAGGGATTCAACATTACTTATACCAATACGATCTATTAGCTTATGGCGGTACTCAACCACGTTACCAGTTAAATATCTATTACACCTATGACATTGTTTGTGACAATTGTGCTGGTGGAATGAAAGGTGCCTAGCAGCGCCCCTAGATCGATAATGACCAGCATCCCAGTAACCATTACTCCTATTGACAATAGAATTACAGCTAATACATGACTGATCTCTATCACGGTATCTAATGTAGGCGTTAAAGGCTGTTTGAGCCTCTACACGCCATTGTGAAGCGGTTTTAAGCTCTGCCTTTAGTTTGGCTACAGTTTCTTTCTTGCGTTTGTCTGAAGACGTTCTAGCGCGTGTTTGACCATGATTAACTACACAATCCATAGAACAAAAAAAGCCGAGAGGCACTTTAATGCCTGACTCAGCCAGATGATATTCCTTGCAATGCCTACACCGTTTCTTAGCGTTAGCCATTAGCTTCCCTGTAAGTCTGGTAAGCCGTTAACGCAGTGTTAGAAAACACAACCTCATACTCAACAGCTTTAGCGTTTAAAAACTCTATAAATTCATTAGCGTCTGGTATTGTAAATTCTTTAGTTTCTGGCCTAACGGTGATCATAAATTGACCACATAACGATAAAACGTGCTGTACACCTTTAGCTAGCGGCTTACCCATTTCCATACGTTCTTTGGCAAATTCAGTGACGAGCATAGCCTTCCAAATCTTTGGCTTGTGGATACTTCCATTAACCTCAATCTTTGCAAAGTCATTGATCTGGGCATGGTAGCATTTCTCTTGTGCCCTAGACTTCTTTTCACGGCCAAGTGTAACTAATACTGGGCCACCTTTTAGTCCCTTATTAGCCATTTCCCACACTTTTGTCATTTCTGTTTTTACGTTGTCCTGCGTAATTGTAAAATCAATATCAGCCATTGGACTCACCTAATGCAATAAACTCAGCCAAAGTGATCCCAAAATGGGACGCAAACCGCATCGCTAATGATACCTTCATATCTACGCCAGTACGCCACCGCATAACCTGCTGCGGATGAACATTAAACGCCCTAGCTAGTGAGCTACCACTTACTTTATTCTTAGCCTGTGCTACCCTTAGTGAAGCCCCAGTATCTATTTTCATGCTTAATTCCCCTTTGTATGTTATATTGACTTTAATGCTCCAGAAGTAACCTTAGCCCTCCTTAAAGAAGAGGGCTTTTTTTTGGCCTAGATATGGCTACCAAAAACTAACCTTCGACCGTTATCTTTATTACCATCAATTACCTCAATATGAGAATTGGGAACAAAAGTTAATGCCTCTGCAATGTTATCGCCCTGTTGCGTAGTAACCTGAACTACGCACCCACATCCTTCGATTTCCATAGCCTTGGTGGATTTCATCCATCTCTCAGATTTACTTGACGCTTTGCAAATCAATAGAAATGTGTCTCCGTTACCAAAGATAGTTAGGTCTGATACGTTTTTCTTTGCGCCACTTACTTCGCTGTTATGTAATGTTTTCACTTTAATGTACTCCTTGATTAATAAGTAAAATAATACCTATCCTATGCTTTACGCACTAACTAGGACAGGTTTAGTTAAAAGGTATATCACCATCTTCATCAAAGTTATTATCTTGCGCTTGAGCTGGCTTAGGTGCTGACTGCTGTTCTTTAGCGGTAAAGCTAAATGACATAGCGGGAGCCTTTGGGTTTGCGTCTGCTTTACGTAACCAGCCAGATACCCAGTATTCAACACCATTTACTTCAGCACTGCCTTTAAACTGTGGGTGAGTATCTGACTTACGATCTTCGTTCTTCCAGATTGACCCACGGTTGTTGTTGTCATAGTTGCTCATTTTTACATCTCCTTAGTTATACGTATAAATTCTTGCTGACTTGTTGTTAACTGTGACCATACAGCGCTTTTAGTTGTTTCATCATCTTTAATTTCAGCCAAAGCTTCAACAAGCATTGAGGTTTCGCCTGATACTTCTGAATTAGCGGTCAATGATACAATTCTTTGTACTAAAGTTTTATCAACACGCTTTTTAGGTGCTTTTTTAACTGGTTCTACTGGTTGACTTCTAAACGTAGCCGCATCACCGTCATCATCTACAGCAGGTATTCCAGCCATTGCTTGTAAAGCGTAACGTCTAGCATAAGTAATAGCGGAACCTGCACCTTGAGCAGTAAATTTATCCATAGGCAATAAATACTCACCCTGTAACCATTGACCTGAATTGTGCATAATCATTGTTACTACGCCAACGCCTTTACCACCTTCTGACGTTATAGGTAACTGAACAAACGACAAGCCATGATTGGCAAATGGCTGTTTGATAACCTTTATGACGCTAGTTAAGTCTGCGTATGATGATTTAAAGAAAGGGTTATTGCTATCTTTTACAGCACCACCCATCTCTGCCTGCGCAAGACATAATGCCGTTGCAAGGTCTGTGATTGATTCTGATTGCTTCATTATTATTGCTCCTAGTTATTTATACCGCAGAAGAATTATTGCACGTATATGTGATCATTGTCAACACAAAGGTATTGCAATTTATATTTAACTGTAATAAAGTAGTTACACATTAACAAAAGGAGTAAATAAAAATGCCTATAACAAGAGAATTAAGAATGCCTGAATCAACCATCCTAGAAGCTCAAGATGAGTTGTTTTATGAGCTGATTAGCACTGGGTCTGTTTGGATTAACAGGCATGAAACCACCATCTTTGAACTTCTTGAGAATGTCATGGATGAGGATAAAGATAATATTATTAACATGCTGCTTGTGGCTGGTGAAGCTAAAGAGACTGCCGTTGAAGTATTATGGTCTGCATTCAAATCTGAGTTTGATGAAGAAGAAATTGAAAAGCATTTAATATATGATGGGGAGTCGGTCTAATGTCTGCAAAAGATAAACCAGTAAGTAAGCCAATGAATAAACAGTTTGCCGATAACTACGATAAGATTTTTGGCAAAAAAGACATTCCAATTGGTGAAGACACTAGACCAAAGGATCGCATTAAACGCGCACTGTCTAGCGCTTGTGTTGAAGAAGATTGGCCTATTGGGGGTAAGAAATGAGTAAATTCACAGCAGCAGAGTTAGAAGAGCATTTCCATGGCGTAGCGAATGGTGGTATCGCTCAGTACCTTCCAGACTACACAGGAGTATGGGAGAATATGGGTGAGGCTATGACTCCCAGTTACGGATCCGATACAACTAGATGGCGCATCAAACCAGCCAACAAGATCATCGACATGGCTCACTTTATTGAGAGTGGGATTGATTGTGAGTTTAGTGATCGCTCCAACTTCTCTAATATATGGGTAGGGAGACTAACAAGCACTTCAGGATCAGATTTCCATGCGTACGCTTGTAACTCAGGTGATGGACATACACGTTATGCTAAGTTCTGCCGACCACGTATCAACCACAAGATGTTCCACGCTGGTGGTGCTTGCCCTTTGCCAGAAGGGTTTGAGGTTAGGCTATACATACGTAATGCACCACCAGTGGTAGTCTATGGTCTCTACATGGACTGCTATTCATGGGTACATAGTATGACAGACGTTGACATCATAGGCTACGAAATCTTAGGGCTTGCAGATGGTTGGGCTTATCCTTGGAGTGAAGAATGAAAACATCAGAACTAACAGGTAAAGATTTAGATACGTGGGTTGCCAAGGCTCAGGGGTGGTTTATCGTTACTACTCCAGCCGCAAACGGTAGAGTAGTGAAATGGTGGTCAAATAAAGAACTTAACCGTATTTATAGAGTGAGCAAGTACACCCCATCAACCAACGGTGGCCAGTGTTTTGAGTTGCTTACTATAGCTCACCTATCTCCCTCAAGGGATACGTGGTTTGATGAGGATACTGGTAAGATTGTATGGGATTGGTGGTATGACACTGAATACCTTTCACCTAAAGGCTGGCGGGAAATGTCAGGCCCGACATTAAACATAGCAATATGCCGAGCATTCGTAGCTAGTGTGTATGGTGAGGAAATTGAAGTATGAGCAAACGTAAAGCCAATAACCCTCAACGCCGTATGGAACGATTAGGTAAAGCGGTACTGAAAGGTTGTGCTGTTGTGTTCGTAGCCGGTGGTAATGGGCTATGCCAGATGGTAGACATAAAGAAGCAACGAGTATTCAGTGCTGGACTGTCGTTGGCTAAAACAATTGAAGCTGGTCGCTATACGTGGTCAGTATACTGTGCTGTATTCTGTAGGGATCAGACAGGTAAAGAGTATATGCAAAGCGTAGTTATCTCTACTAACGAAGCTTGTAAGCAGTCAGATCTACTTAGTGTGTTACATGATAACCACTTAGATCTACTGGCAGGATGTAATGGAGCACACACAGTAAACGTTGGATGGTTAGCATCACCTGTAGGACATGAATGGACTGAACAAGAAGCTGGTGCCATATTCACCAAGATGAACGCTTGGGAATTTAAAACAAAAGTGGAGTGTGCGTCATGAACCTATCATTCAAACCAAAAATACCAGATAAGTTTAAATTGCCAGAAAAAATAAAAAAGAAGGCCAATAAAAGAGTTGAATGGTCTAAAGAAGACATTAAGAGGCTCGTACAGCTTAGGGCTATGCACATATCTTACATAGATTGTGAGGTTATGCTTAACAGAACTAAAGGTTCATGCGCCATGGTTATTCACACTACAGGCGCACTGGTTGATATTAATCAGTTAAGAAAGCAATTAATAGATAACATAATGGCGGTAGAACCTAATGAATAAGATAGATCCAACATTTAGTTTAAATGAACTAGAGTCTAGTTCAATCAACCCGAATCACTACAAGTCCCACCCTAGTGGTATTGAGTGTATCCAAGTCACTGAACACATGGGTTTTAACTTAGGTAACACAATGAAGTACATCTGGAGGGCTGACCTAAAACATGGTGATAGCATTGAGGATTTAACAAAAGCACGATGGTATCTTGATCGGGAAATTAACAAGAGACTAAAGAAATGACACTAAAAGAGAAGATAGCCAGAACGCGTAAAGTCGATGACATTAAGCACGAAATGGCTACGTATGAACAAGCCTTAGTTGGTGGCAGTAAGTATTCAGAATACTACCGCACCAAAATGGTGCAACTAAAGGCTAAGTTAGAGGCTATTTAGAAACACCCTTAACCTTCTCTACTGTACGTAAGGTAGCTAGCCCTAACATTGCAAGGGTTAGCTCCATCATTGCATCTAACGGCAATTCTGGGCTTCCACGCTCAGGCATTAACCACTCCATTAGCGGGTTAAGTAGGAAGGCGAATAGCAATCCAAATCCACATACCCACATCAAGAACGGCCTAGCTCCAGCCACAAACGTAGATCTATGACTTGCCTGAACCTTATTAATCTCAGTCTGAGCTAACATAGGCGCTTGGTTTAGCTTCTGCTTTAATAGCTCCCCTGCTGCCCGCTCGTCATCGCTAGTAAATAGCTGATCTATAATATTACCAATAGCCTTTACTGGCTCAACTACTTCCTTTACACCTAATATGCTAGTAAACCAACTCATGCTGATATTCTCCTGTTTCAATCATTAATGAAAGCTCTATAGCCCGCTGGCCCACCTGCTCTGCCCAGACGCTATCTAGCCACTCAATTGCTGCTAAGTTGTAGTCACCATCTTCCATGGCTGCTAGCGCTTTCTTGAACTTCATAAGCCTTGGCAAGCCTAAGTTAAAGCAGATATTAACCAGTGCGTCACCCCTCACATCATCTAGGGAATCAAACCAATCGAATGTGTTATATAGCTCCTTCTCAACTCTAGAAATATCATTACTAAGTAGATGGTTAATCTCACCAGTAGACAAGCCAATGCCGCCACTAGGATCTATGTTACGACCAACCCCAATAGTTATCTTGCCCACACTATCGGTATATGCGTGAGTCTCTACGCCCTCATGCCTTTTTAGAATTTCTATCAAATTACTCATTATCACCCCCTAATTGATTTATATTCACCTTAAAGCGGGAAATTTCACCATGTTCTTTGTCGTATACAATAGCACTCATGCTACGTTTTGCCCCGTATCCGCTATCAGAGTGCCAAGCATCTGGAGCTGGTAAAGCTTGGAACCACTCAACCATCAAACCACCAACCTCCTTCGATACTGCGTGATGGATATGCCCGCACAACATGTGGCGGTGTTCACATAAACCCCATTCCTTATACATGGATCTAGCTATATATTCTTGCCCTCGTTCAGCTTTTAGACGGTCGCCATGATGGGTGACGAGAAGGTTATTCCCATACACTAATGACTGGTACTTGTGGCAATTATCCATGATAGTAACGCGGTTACATTCACTATAGAATGACTGTAGCATGACGTTCATTATGCGAGAGGTACTGGAGTTATGATTGCCACGGACACACATAACGTATACGTGGTTATGGTTGTCTAGCATCATCTCTATAGACTCACGGTAGATACGCACACAAGCTGCTATCGTGTCGCCAAAGTCACCATCTACGTCTAACTGTGTACCGCTGGTGGTGGTCGATTGCATGTTGTCGGCATGTTGCATATCACCCAAGTCTAGCAATAAGCCAGTATCAGTAGGCCCAGCAGCTTTAATAAGCTTATATATTGCACCCTTAGTTACCCGTTCTGCTATCTCAAGGTTCCAATCACCCTCACCACGGTTTCTATCAGTGCTGGCTTTCATACCTATGTGAGCATCGCCTATAACATAAGCTGTAAGCTCCTGTGGCATACTTTTAAGCGGGTTACTTGGTAAAGGCTGGTACTTGGGTAGGTCGTCACGAAGAGCTGTTACAAACGCTTCTAGCGCCTCCTGTTCAGATTGCTTCTTTAGGTCTGATTTTACCCATTGACGGATTGGTGTGCCATTTTCATCGTAGAATGTCGAGACGCCCTTTACAACGTGGGTGTCTGGTACGCTATGATTCATGTCATGCTCTGGACTCCAGCCACGCCGTGACGCATTCTCTTTAGCCCGCTTAACTGCTCGCTGCATTCCTCGAAGATTTGTATTGAGAGCTGTAGCTGCCTTGGCCTGTGAGCCATGCTCGATGATAGCGTCAATGATCTCACACTGGCGGTCTGTTGCAAATTCCTTTAGTGATTCTAAACTCATGCTAAAACCCTGCACTAATTAATATGTACCTTCCCAAACTCGTAACTTATCAAAGTCACCACTAAGCATTTTACGCTTAATTACGTCTGATCTAGCTGGATCATCCCAACCAATACCTGCTTCTTTTAGCCATTCGCTAATCAGAGCAGCATCAATTACACCCACTAGCCTAGACTCACCAAACTCAGCATTGCCATTCTCACGTAAAGCAGCAGCTCGGTCTAGCATAGGTGTCCAATCTTGCTGTTTAATATGGATTAGCTTATCGTCTTGCTTAACCCATTGTTCCGATACTTTAGCCATTATGCAACCTTCTTGGTGGTTTTCTTTTTAGCTTCTACTTTAATTCGTGGTGAGCCATAACCTTCATCCATAGCATTGATCGCATCCACAATGGCTTGGTCAACCTCACCTTTCCAGCCAGCATAGCGCATCTTGTCAAGCATAATGTTATCGCACGTTACTTCAATATTTACTTTAGACATAATTTCTCCATAAAAAAAGGGATGCCGAAGCACCCCCTTATTGTAACACAAAAGTGTTATTTAGCTTACAGTACAGTCAGCTACAAGGCCTAGAGCTTTTTCGTTGCGAACAACAAGAGTACATTCGCCAACAACCTGACGCTTCTCGTTGTCGCCAGTCTTAGCAAGAGCTTGGCTCTTCATAGGACGCAACTGAGCCAATGCTAGCTTGTCTTTCTCAACAATCCAAACATCGCGTGAACGGTTTTCACGAGCAGGAATGAACTCAACAGAACCCCAAGGAGTTACATAAACATTCAACAAGTTTTCAACCTTGCCAGATGCGCCTGTAGAGCGCTGGTTGTTGTTACCAACAAAGCCAAGAGCCTTATCCATCTGGAATGCAGACAAGATAACACAATCAGGCTTACCACCCTCAGCCCAGATTCTCTGCATGGCAGAGTCAAAGTCAGCTTGACTAAATACTGTAGCAGTACCGTCAGTACGAGCGTTAGAGCCGTCACCAGCAGGGTTAGCGCCGCCAGTTCCTACGTTGGTCACGTTAGTCTTAACAAAAGCACCAAGACCAGCCATTTTACGAGCTGTGGTAGAGTTGCCAGCTACGCGGGCTTGGTTAGCCATCAAAGCGGCTTCCATGTCTAGCTTCTGCTCTTGACCGACCTTAACGATCTGGTAAGACATCTCTTTGCCACGACCTGCATTATCAACAACGTCATCAGTACCAGAAGTTACAACAGCATTCTTAAAGATCTGTGTAGAGTTCTGTAAACGAGTTGTAGCAGTGCGAGCTTCAGCAACTGTATCATCGCCTTCAATGTGAGCGTTAACGGCTGAATCACGAAGTGAGTCCGTCATCCATTCATGCAAAGTGCTTGATGCTTTAACCTTAGCAATAGAGCTAAGTAATGGGGTTTCTTCAGGTGATACGTTATAGATCACGTTAGATAAGTCTTCACGAATACCTACTGAATCGTATGTATCAAAAGTATTAGTTGGTTGTGCCATGATAATTTCTTCCTAAATAATTTAAAATTTAACTACTAAACAATAATGCGGCTGCGTCTGCTACGCTTCCCGACTTCTTCAATCTTGACATTTGCTTGCTCTGCTTCTTAGCATCAGAATCAGGTTGCTTCTTAGCGCCAGCTTTCATTAATGGTCTAGCCTTCTTTAGTTTAGCTTCAACTGTAGAAGTACCTGCCATCATCTGATCGTACATCATAGCTTTATGTAGAACTTTCATGGCGCGATGGTCGACAATACCGCCAATCTCTTCAGTGCTATAGCCTTCACTAAGCCCCTGTTTAACTAAGCGTTCTTTCATTTTAGGAGCTTTAGTAGCGTCCCCAAAATCTGGAATAGCTCTAGTCAATTCGTTCATTTGCTCCTGCAAGTGGGCTTTATTAGCCTGTCCTTGCGCTTGCTGCATAGCTTGATGCTGCTGTGCTAATTGCTGTTGCTGGTGTTGGAACCTGCCCATATCTTCACGATAGTTAGCGTCTGCCTCAATGTACCCTAATGGGTCATCTGCCAGTAGCTCCTTCGTGGGTGGAGTAGGCTGTACCATTACACCTTGCTGCTGAACCTGCTGCATAAGTTGCTGTAGCTGCTCGCGCTGCTGATTTAACCCGTTATAGGCTACCTCGGCTTGCTTTCGAGCCTCTGCTGCTTGCTTCATGCCCTTCTGAATATATTGCTGGCCTGAGTAGTCTCGCTTTAGATCATCTAGAGTTACTGATACATCTTCACCATCAACTTTGATAGAGAATGTACTAGGCTCAACTTGATCGGCGGTTTCTTCATCCGATGCTTCATATTCTTCTTTGCCTTCATCTTCGTCATCTGTGTAGACTACATCGTCATCATCAGATCCTTCAACTTCGGCTTCATCTTCAGCCTCCGTTTCTTCTACTTCATACCCTTCGGTTTCGGTAGATTCTACTTCCGCTGTCTCTGACTCCACTGGAGCCATTAACGCTTCAACTGCGCTCTCAACGCTTTGGTTAGTCGTTTCCACGGTGCTATCCTTTATTTGCTGCGTTTGTCTTGCATAACCTCATTGGTAATAATACGTTTGAGAGTATGCTCGAACTCATTTAATGCCCTCGTCATTGCGTGGGCCTCTTCTCGTACCTCAGTATCAAGCCTAGAAGATCCTAAGAACTTTTTGACCTGATCCTGTCGGATTATATCAAATACTGTCGTAAAAGTATCATCTTTGAGCAAATACTCAGCCTGAGACTTACTAATCATTACAAATTACCCATTCTTGGAGCTGCTTGCATGGCCCGTACTCGCTCAACATCAACGGCACTACCGTACTGACCCAGAATCTTTGCTGCTTCAATTAGAAGATCTTGGTTCATCTTGTCACGACTTAGGTCATCACCAGCTTGTAGTTCACGATACTTTAGTTGTAGTTCAGCTAATTCTTTGCCTTGTGCGGATTGCATCTCTGCACCCTTAACCTGCATAGTGGCTTGAGCCTTAATCTGGTCAGCTTGCATCTTACCCTGCATACGCATCTGATCACCTTGCAACTTAGCTTGAGCTTTAATCTGCTCTGCCTCGATTAGAGCTTGTGCCATTGGGTCGCCTTGCTGACCTTGCTGTGCTGCTGCCTGTGCTTCTGCTTCTGCTATCTGAGCCATAAGCTGCTGCTCAGTCTCTGGATTCATGGGTGCATAATATCGATCTGCATTCTTGAACCCAGATAAAGCCAAAGTATCTGCTAAGGTATTACGCATTTGTGTCATGCTTACTAGGCCATTAGTAGGGCCATAAGTCTGCCAAATCTGCTGCTGTGTGGCAAATGTTTGCATAAGTGCTGCTGCTTTAACGTCTTCCTGACCTGTTCCTAAGCCAACATTAATCTCCATATCCATCTCAATATCCCAAACACTTGGGTCTACTGGCACGAATTGCCCATTCAGACGCATCATCTGCTCGTCAGGAGAGTTTTTAACAGCTACATGTAGCATTAGTTGGAATAAGCGCTTAGTGCCTTCAGCGAGGTTTCTCGCCATCACTTCAACCTGACCTGCTCCAGCTTGTGCAGTTAGTGCTGCTGCTGTGGCTGAAGTGTTTTGAAGCATATCAGCGTTAAGGCCCATAGACATTTTACTAATACCTGTTTTCTCTTCAACAAGCATGTCTAGATACTGTAGCGCAGGTAAAGTTGATCCAGCTACAAAAGGTACTGTTAATGGGTTTACTGAGCCAATCTGCTCTGATCGGATGATAGCGCCAATCTCGTTATTAAGCACATCGTCCATCTCAACCATATCTTCGTTAACTTCAAGCCGAGGCGTGTTAACAAGGGCTACGTTGTCTAGTATACCGCGTAGTACGCTAGTGGTAGTGTCTTGGTCATTCATCACCAATTCAGCCAAAGAGCGACCATAGAATGCGTGTGGCTCTGGATCTACGTGGAAATCAGCAAAGGGTACTTTGTCCCATGCTTCATAATCAAGTATCTCGTAACCAGTACCACCACATAAGAACTTGTGCAGTGTAGGTACGCCATCACCCTCTATATCAATACGCATATAGGCTTCTGTAACGATAATAACACGCATAGATGGGTCGTTAGCTAGACCTTCAGTAGTGTCGATTGATTCACCAAAGCGTAAGATTTTCTCTTCTTCACCGCTTAACGTGTCATCGTCCTGACCTGATAGGTTATCAACAACGTCTTGATCGTATCCCATAGCGACTAGATCGCCTGCACGTTTTTCTGTGCGATGACATACAATGTAAGCGTCATCAATAGATTTAGCTGAACCATCAATAAAGAACTCTTCTGGTGGGATGCCCTCAATGACCATCTCACCTTCTTCAAACTTATGAGAAATAACCATGCTGTGCGTGTTACGCTCAACCTGCATACCATTCTCATCAACTTCAATCTCTACTTCTTGGCTATGCTCTACAACCTCAACACCGTCCTTACTGACTAGGATCTGTACTTCTTCGTCTGATAGGTTCTCGTAGGTGTAGGTCTTAGCGATGGTTTCAGTATTCCACCAAACCTTAGCCAGACCAACCTTCTTAACTAGAGCGTCATGTATGGCGTTACTAAGTACGTTGTAGCCATTACACTTATTAAATACCCAATGAGTGTATGCTGTCGCTTGTTCTGCGTTAGCTACATCTTCTGGGCCTTTAGGTGTGAACTCTACAAACTTATCATTCGACATAAACACACGCATTAAGCTAGGTTTAGCTCCACGCACTACGTCACGAACCTTTGTAGATACGACCTTAGAGCGTCCATCTTCATGCTCTAGGTCTACTTGCCCATCAAAGTACCGCTGTGCGCGTTCACGCTGGCGACTAATATCACTATCAACGTAATCAATGGCAGACTGTATAGCCTGTTTGATTGCGCCCTGAATATCCTGCTCTGACATCTTTGACATTATTCAACTGCTCCTAGTAATCCTTTAGTCTGTTGCTGTCCAGTTACGCCACCTTCATATGCAGCCGCACCTGTAGCCCCAGTAGTAATCATGCGTGATAAGTCTTGCACTTTCTGCTGTAGTACAGCCATTTTACCACTATCTTTAAGCGCAGCCCTAACAAAGTCTGGATCATCACTCAAAAGAACTTCAGTTATTTGCCTGCGCTGACTATCACTAAGGCTTGGAGCAAGGCTTTTTATAGCCTTCATTCCAATACCTATGCCAGATGATAGATTTCCAGCACTTGCGCTTAGTATCTCATCCATACCTATTGATAAGCCTTGCTGCTTTCCTGCGTCTTTAGCTAACTGGGTTGTAGATCCTTCAACTATCTTTTCATATGATAACTGCGCCTTACCAGATAGCGCTAATTTAGCTAGAGCCTTCTTCTGCTGATCTTGCGGGAATACGTTAGCAAATACTCGACCTTCTCTTGTCTCTGGGTTAGCCATCTTACCAAGGAATCGCTTTGATCCACCGATAGCCATCTTATTATTGATGCTAGACATAATACCTTCACGGAAAGCGCTTATCTTGGCTGCGTCTCCTGATCCCATTATACCTTCTGCAAGAACCTCAAATGCTTCAACGTCACCAGTAAAGGCTTTCTTACCATCGTCAAACGCATCTCTAGCTTGAGACATTCTAGCCCATCCAGCTCGTGTTTCACCAAGCTCAGGACTAAAGTTGTCAATCTCGCCTTTAAGGTTCATTTCAAGAGTTTTAAGCTCACTACCCATTGTTCCGCGACCTGCTTTATACGCATTGCCAGCAGATTCAGCAGCTACCCGCCTAATCATTTCAACATCTTCTAGGGTTGGCACTCTGGCTAGATCAATAGATCCGTTATCGGCGGTCTTAAATAAAGGTACTAAATTTCGCACACTATAAAGCTCTTTCATCTCGTCCATAGCGTTAGGGATGCGCTTTACCGCCTCTAGCGCAGACCGTGATAACTCTGGAGTGACTTCACCAGCATTAGCGAATATATCCTTATATGCTCCACCTTCTGCTGCCTTCCACTCATCCTGCTGCATACGAGCGGCTTTTAATACGTTCTTATCTGTACGACCTGTTAAACCAGTTTGCACCGCTTCTTTGGCTGAGTCTCTTGCTGCTGTAGCTCTAGCTGGAGTAGTTGCCCTGATTGCTGTCTCTGCACCGCCACCCTGTGACATATAAGACCTTACAGCCATATGTAGGTTAGGATCATCAGACATAGTCTCACCACCCGCAATGCGACCAACAAGCTCATCCTGACTTAACCCTGTTTGGTCAGCTAGTCGCTTTAGTTCGTTTTCAACAACAGTTCCCATCTTATTGCTACCACGTTGGCGCAAGAACTCTAGAACCTTATCAGCAGCTACACCAGCATACTTTCCACCAAGGTATCCCATTGGGCCTGCAACTGCGCCTAAACCAGCACCCAGCGGAGCATCTAATAAGCTCTTAACTCCTTCAGCCTCACTTGTGCCTACAGCAGCAATGCCACCCTCTACAGCACCAATCTGTGCAGCTCGCAGTAATGGCCTAGCGGCACTAGCAATAGATAACGGGCTAGAACTACCAAGAGTTGCAATAGCGGGCAGTGCAGCACCAAGCATTTCATAGCCAGCAGCCTCTAAAGGTGCTCGCTTCCTATGTGCATTTAGCTTTGCCCGTAAGTCATCACGGATCTCGGAGTAACCTTCACTTTGAAATGGTGCTCGTACTAACGCCTCTGCCTCATCACCAAATCCTAGTGTTATTCCTTGTGCAACTAGTCGCAACTCTTGAGAATCAGGCTGCATTGTCTCCAACGCTTCCATGAGTAAGTCAAACTGATCATCTGTTAATTGTGCCATGTGATACCCTTACCCACCCATTAAAGATTCAAATAGTTTCTTCTGTGCTGGATTCATTCGGTCAATCTGAGACTGAGAGAATGTAACCCCACCTTTCGGCTGTGCATCTGGAGTCTGGAAGTTAACTATAGGTGATTCCCTTTTTCCAACATCGCTCATTTCTTGTATGTAGCTAGAATAGGTTTTATTTCCACCAGTTAACACGCGAGCCTTACTCAATAAAGCATCACGCATTTTAGTCTGGGCGTTTATCTTATCATCAATATGCTGTCGTAATTCTTCACCCTGAAGCGATAAATCCAAGCCAGTGCTTAAAGCTAACTGTAATTCCTTCTCACTTAAAGCGCCAAAGGTAGCACTATTAATGATATCAATACCAAGCATGTTAGCCATCGAACGAAGCTCTGAAGTGGCTGCATTAAACGATGGTACGTACCTAGCAATAATACCACTAGATGCGCCATCTTTAACCGCTCTTTTAGCTGTCTGAAGCTTAGTTAGCATTTCATCAATAACGCCTGCACGACCAAACGCTTGCTGCCCTACATCGGTAGCCTTGGCAATATCTGCCTCGTTTAGTCTAGCTCCTGACTCCATAGTTATCTTACCTTGTGGAGTTTGAGCTATTGCGCCAGTTACATCAACTCGCTCATTAGTTCCTGTATTAGGGTTAGACATAACATTATACTGCTGCCCTGTTATAGGGTCTGTTTGGATACCGCTGAATTTCAGCATGTGCCCCGTACCCATCTTAGCTTTAATGAAGCTTCCAGTAATAGTTTTAGCCAACTCTGGGCTATTTTTAGCTATCGCTAGAACTTCATCTGGTACGCCTGCCGCCCTTAAAGCCTCGAACGTAGCGTTAGATTGAGCCTTAACTAAATCAGCCTTACTTGTAGCCGCTCTATTTGCCTGAATACCTTCTATTCGAGACTGTAAGCCCGCTTGTAGCGCTTGGTTAGGGTTAGTTGTCATACCCCCTAAACCCTGTGCAAACCGAAGCCTGCGCTCTACATCATCTGGATCTTTACTTGTGAAAAAATCTAACAATCCTGCCATAATAACCTCTTAAAGAGCGCCCATACCAAGCGACAAGTAATCAAATAATCCGGGATTCTTAGACTGCGTAGTAGATCCGACATTAGGGGCTTGGCCCATTGCTTGTAGTAAATACTGCAAGCTCTGGGCTGGTGCGCCTGTAAATCCTTGGTACTGACCTTTGCCAGCATTAATAAGCTGCTGCTGTAGAGCCTGTTGCATAGCACCTTGTGAATCCATACGGTTCTGAATATCTTGGCCCATACCAAAGCCTAAGTTAGCCATAGACCCTAATTGGCCTGCTGCTCCTAGACGCTGCTGTGATCCTGACAACCCTGCCTGTTGGTTAGCTAGCTGTGCTTGCATCATTGCAGATTGGTTTAACTGGCCTGCCTGATTGAATGCGTTAGCACCAAACTGACCTGCTTGATTACGAGCTGATTGGTTAGCCTGTTGTGCCGCCAAAGCATTAGCTGCTGTAGCTTGTTGTGCCTGTAGCCCTGCTGACTGATTAGCTAGTCCTGCTTGATTACGAGCTGCTGCACCGAACTGACCAGACTGCATAAATGCGTTCTGATTAGCTTGCTGTGTCTGTAGATCAGTACCTACGTTAAACTGACCTGCTTGCATATTTGCCTGCTGGTTAGCTAAATCTGCCTGCATCCTACGACCAATATCTTGACCCGCCTGCTCTTGTGCGTTCATATAGCCAGCTTGACGTAAGCCTGAAGCTGTACGTGCTGCTTGATCCGCAAAAGCTCGGTTGGTTTCTGACTCAGCAACACCTTGGCGTGAACCACCAAACGCATTAGCTGCACCTGCTTGTGCGCCACCAACATTCTGGGCCATTAAGCGCTGACGCTCTATATCACCAAGAGACTGCTGTACTACCTGATCTTCGTATGGGTTAGTGTATTTAAACAACCCAGTACCAGATAATTGGCCAGCAGTTACGTCAGTAGCATCTACAGTCCCTACATCACCAATGGTGGTAGCTGCAAAGCCTTGACCTGCAACATTACCAGCAGTGATGGGATTAACACCAGCCATAGTAGATGGGTTATACCCACGCTGACGAACCATTGCTGGATCTACCTGCATAGGCCGATAACCTGTCTCTGCTGCTGTAGCGCCTAAAGCACCTTGAATGCCTTGTGCTGCTGCTTGGTTGATATCGAAACCTTGAGTAGGCTGCGTAGGGTTAGCTGTTGGCATTCTCTCCATACCTCCACCCGTAGCTGATCCATCAGGATTTCGCATATACCCTGCCATTGCCTTTGCCTTTGGTGGGCCACCCCGATACATTCGATCTGTGAAATTGCTAGGTACTTGACCGTTACCGCCTGCTGGTGCTGCCATAATCTTATTCCTTATAACCCGAATCTGTAACCTTTACGGCCCTTGCTGTTGTAACCATTATTCTTTGGTGGCGACCATGTATCTGGCCCCCTATTATCCGCTTTCTTCTTGGCTGCTGCTTTCTTAGCTGCTAATGCGTCTGCTGCTACCTTAGCCTGATAAGCTGCCTTATCTGCTGCTATCTTCTTAGCCTTAGCTTTAGCTGCTGCTGCTGCTTTACGCTTCTGCTCTTCTCTAGCTTTAGTAGCGGCTTCAATCTTGGCTGCTTGAGCTGCCTTAGCTGCTTTGTCGTCTGCCATCTTTTTGGCTCTAGCTTTAGCTGCCTTAGC